GATCGGCGGTAAAAGCGTTTGCCGTCTTAGCCTCAAATGCGACATCCGTGTTAATAATGCGCTCGACGCCGGTGATGTCGGCATAGCGCTCAATCTCTTCGACCTTCAGCAGCGGACGAACTTTTCCGGCAATCTCGGGATTGATAATTGCTCGGTCGATGTTTGCGATTGCCCAAGGAGTTTCCGGATCAGCGAACTGGTGAGAAACCTTTTGAACTCTCTTGCCGGTGCGCAGCTGAAATTCTTTTGCGACCGTATCTTCGAGAACGGTTCCCCAGTACGCAGGCTCAGACATTCCTTTATCTTCAGAAAGTCCGAGCTTGTCGTTCCAAACGTCCAGCGGAGTCTTCCAAGGATTCAGCCCGAGGACGGCTGCCACATCGGAGCCGCCGATACCTGTACGGCGCCCCTTTAACCAAGCGGCTCTTTGTTCGTTAGTCATTTTCTTCTCCAATAAATAAGGCAGAGAAGGGGCCTTGAGGCCACCGCGGGAAACTCTCCTTTTTCTGTCTCTTCGGTTTTACTTTTGTTGCGTAATACTCTCGGCCCTTCTTGTTGATTTCTTCTTTGTGCTCAAGGTAGTAGAGGCGCTTCCTCTCTTTCTCAGTGAGTTTTAATGCCATCCGTTTTCCTCCAGATACTCATCAAACACGGGCTCAATCTCAGGATGTCGTTCATCCTCACCGTTCTCGGCCAGCTCGTTGATGTGTTCATCGCAGTATTCAGGGATGTATTTTTCAAAGAAATCCTCAACTAGGCGCTCATACTCAGCTTGGCGTTTTTCTTCCTGCCAGCTCATTTGCCAAAGGTCTCCGGGCCCGGGGCATGTGCGATGCGTTATGGACATATTCCGAAATATTGCTGAATCTCTGCTGCATGGCACGCCACGGCAAAGAGTGTTGCGAAAAGGACAAAGGCCATCAGGAGCAACATGACGCTATCGCCGTCCGATGTTTTTGCTGAGAGTAGTTTTTTCATACGGCCTCCAAAAAAAAATCCCCGCCGATCTAAAAGGAGAAGTGAAAAATCGGCGGGGTCCCTGAAAATGGTTTTTTTATTTGATGTCTGGGAACATCACATCAATGACATCAAGACATTTGTCAGAGAAAATGTTCTGACTGTGTTCTTTGAACAGTGCTTTGACTTCCGGTTGTGCTCTGTCCAGCGGGACAATGTGATCAAGTTCAAGAAGGACCTGTTTCTGACCTGTCAGAAGTGCTCTGACAACTGCGTGTTCTGCGTACCTGAGAGCATCATTCAGGTCAATAGTTGAACCTCGATCATCAATGATGTCCTGGATGCAATCATTGAGGATCTGCGCTCCCTCGCCTGGCAATAGAATCATGTTCGCTCCTATGTGAAAAAGACCACACTGTGGTCTTTCAGTTGAAACTCATTCAGAAGCCTCCTGCTGTGGTCTTGTAATAGCGGTGAAGAACCCAAAAAGAGGTTGATGAAAACAGCAGGAGACTTGTGAATGAACTTGTTCAAAAAATGTACAAGTTGCGGTCTTTTTCGTGACGTTACGAAAATGATCAGAGCTCATTGAGAAACCCCCGCGATGTATTTGCGAATTTTGGGTGTTTTGCAGTACATGACCCAGACGCAGGGGTTTCTAAATAAGCTCAAACAGAAGGACACTCCATCCAACCAACCTCAGGAGATCTGCAACTTACCGACTATCTTCAGGAGTGCCCTTGTGTTTGTGAACTGTCTTATTGAGTGGCCCCTACCGGTGCTACACGACTTTAACGTTTGACACTTTCAGCATTCTCATCGCCACATCTTCACTTTCGATCCGATTTTTGAGGTGCAATTCACTCGCCACCTTTTGGCTCCGTGCGCTTTCGGTTTACTCGCGGTTAGGAGCCCTCTCAACCTGACAATCATCAGTTGAGCTTTTAAAGAACAGTTGATTGATGTAGTCATGTTACTAATTTAGTAATGTGGTGTCAATTCAATTTGGTAACTTTTGAGTTACTAAAAAAATAATTTTTGTAACTACCAAAATATCTGTGTTTTTTAGGCAACAAAAAAACCGCCTAAGGCGGTTTTTTCTGGTGGAGATTCTTACCAGCGAACTTTGATTAAGTCGGAAAGCAGTTTTGCGTCCTCTGGCTCTTTAAAAACAAACTCTATCGGTTTAGCTCTACTTCCATCAGGCGTAATTGTTAAGTACTTTCCTACAGCTTCAACTCCTACGATTTTTGTAAGAAGCATCTTTCTCACTTCATCATTCACAAAATAATAAAAATTTTTGTTTGTAACCAAGGCATATCCGCTGCCAGTATCAACCGGAACCTCTTCTGTTACCGATTTACCTGCGATCCGACCAAGGCGGAAAGAAACTCCTTTTGCAACATGAATGCCGATTCCGCGGGACCCAGCTTGATAACTGCGTTCATTTTTATAGGTGTTTGAGCGTTTATATGGTGCAACGTATATTCCCGATTCGTTGCGCTGCAGAACGAATGGAAAAGATTGATCTGTACCACAGTTCCATGATTGTGGTGGAACCTCTCTCCGAGCGCCAAAACCTCGAGCGATTGCCCGCCTAATATCTGCAAATTCTTTGCTGGTGATTGTTGCTCCACCGTTTTTGAGCTGGAGAATTTGATCGGCTTTTTCGTTGTACAACTTAAAAGGATTGTCGGAATTTTCTATTTCTTCAATAATTTTTCTTACAGCGGATGAGGCAGCATCAGCCTGACTTTTGGGGATTGCCTGTACATCAGCACCCTGGCCCGTTTCAGCTTTTGATTTTCTGTTTTTAAGGAAATATCTCAGTCCAAACGTTGCTACGAGCGCGACTGCCATCGCCAGGAGCATTCCTTGTTCATCTCGATTCGTGAAAGCGAAAACAATACACATGACCACGAAAAAGAAAAATGAATAAGCAACAAATGCAAAAACAAATCTGAGAGCTTTTTTCATGAGAAATCCTTTCTCAAATACCATGATGGAATTTTTTAACGCATAGCGCAGTGACAACACGGCCAATAATTTTTATCGCATCGATCTCCTGGCCTTTCAGAACAAACGAGTTATAAAGTTTGTTGTCTGAAATAAACTCAACGCCAAACGGCAATACTTGGATACGCTTGATTGTCACGCCACCTCCATAATTCACGCAGAAAATGCCCTCCTGAGTTACGTCTGTATCTCTGACATCGACAACAACAATATCGCCAGAGTTTATGGTTGGTTCCATTGAATCCCCGCGAGCTGTCACCAGTTGGTGTCCAATCGTGCGATAGCGTGAGATGTTCTGTTTGAACCAATCGACACTCACCTGGAGACGCTCAACAACTGCAACATCATTGCACACAGGACCGCCGGAAGGATCGCAACCCGCCTCCACATCTAGCCTGTCCAACGTGACGATGTTTTTTGGTTCTGGTGGTTCTTCTGAGTGATCCTGATCCATCCAGCCAAAGCCGAGGTTTAGTTTCTTTTCAATATCACGTGCCAGCCGGTCACCCATGGCCTTAGGTTTTCCAGTAGCAGTGTTCATAGATTGATTCAAGATCTGGGTCAGTAGATTGTCTTTCCTATCCAGGACTTCATTTAGATTTTTCATTGTGTCGTGACGCTCAACCAATCGTTGCAGGTTGTTTCGCCGAATCTCTCTGATCGAAATCATGATTACTCTCCTTAGTAACAATGTTACTAAATTGACTTTTGACAAGTTACCAATTTGCTTTTATGCTGGTTACTAATTTAGTAACTTCAAACGGAGTAATCAATGACTTTGGATCAATTCCTGAAACAGGTGGGAAGAGGATCTGCAAAGAAACTGGCGGAGGCCGTTGGTGTGCCCACCTCAAATGTGAGTATGTGGAGAAGAGGCAAACAGCGTCCCCCTGCTGACAAGTGCAAGCTCATCGAGCAAGCAACGCTTGGCGCAGTAACTCGCAAAGAATTGCGCCCTGACATTTTCGACTGATGGTGCCTTATGTCTTGGAAAGATTCGGACACAGTGAGAAAACTCTTTGTTGGTAATTCAGCAGCAAAGAGTGTTTTGCGCTGTCTGGCCGATCACCGTAATGAACAGACTGGGCAATGCAATCCCAGCGCTGATGCAATCGCCTGGGAAACCGAGCTCAACAAAAAGACGGTTTACAAGGCCATTACTTACCTAGAAGAAAAAGGATTCATTAGACGTGAAAGACGTGTTCTGAATTCGTCAAACAATTACGTTCTTAATCTTTCTGATCCTCGTAATACCGAAAACGGTACTAGTACCAAAAACGGTAGTACCAAATTTGGTAGTACCAAAAACGGGTCTTGTACCAAAAACGGAATTTCCGATGACCCAAAAACGGGTCGTGTGGATGACCCAAATTTGGGTCACGAATCAGTAATAGAAACAGTAAAAGAAACAGTAAAAGAAACAGTAAATACTATTTGTGTCGATAGAGCTGAAACAGCTCCTATCGACCCACAGAAGAACGCGCCAGCTGAAAACGATGAATTCACTCTGACTGAACCAGTCGAAAAAGAGCTTACACCTGAACAAAAAGCACTCAAGGTCTCAAAACACTGCCCTCAGCAAAAACTAATTGACCTGTATCACGAGTGCCTGCCTGGACTTCCACCTGTACGAATCTGGACATCAGCATCACGTGTCAACAATCTTGCTGCACGCTGGCGAGAGATGGCACTTGATCAAGGTTTTCAATCCGAAGCTGATGGCATGGACTTTTTCAAACGATTCTTTGAGTTTGTAGGACGTTCCAAATTTCTCATGGGCCAGGTCAAACAGAAAGACGGCAGAACGTTTAGGGCAGACCTTGAGTGGATAACCAAGGCAAACAACTTCGAGAAAATTTGTGATAGGAAATACCATGACCGCTAGAAAAAGAACAAACCTTGACTTCCAGGAAGAACAGGAACAGCAGGACCTTCCAAAACCAAAAGTTTTTGAACAGCCCTGCCGTGCCCAGAATTGTCCTTGCACCGTTTACTGTGGCCAGCTCACACAGGGCATCACGGTTTGTGAGTTTCATGAAGGTGTTCAAGGCCGATATTTTCCACAAGTAACAGCAGGACTTATTCAGCACTGGGATCTGATCAACCTCGGAGAAAGACTTCTCAGAGACTGGCGCCTTATTGATGATTACAACTCTACAGCCAGACACAGCCAGGTTATCCAGAGCCTCACAGATTACTTCTGCTCAATCGGAATTCCTGAGCTCGCTCCGAAAACGAACATCCCAAGTTGTCAAGTTGAGGGAAAAACGTACTACAGAGATGAATCGGCCTATGACCTTGGCAATCGGATCAAGCGCTGGGTCAAAAAACAAGTTGTTAAGCCATACATGATGGAAAACAGCGAAGAAAGCCAAAAGGCAAAACCGATTGAGGAGCTTTCGCCGTTGACTGCGTTTGTGAATCAGCTCAAACAGAAAGCCTTGCGACGCCAGCAGGACGATGCGAATTATTTTTGAGGTGCGCTATGAACTGGAATAAATTCAGCCGATTCTGTTTCAAATTCACTCTGTGTCTTGGAGCCTATGCAGGGATTGTCTCCTGGAATCAAGAAAAAACTCAACTGCTTCAATGGATGGTCATTTTCTGGGCGTTTATTACAGCAATTCAGGATTGGAGGAGACTGCTATGACAGGCTGCTGTCTGTACTGCAAGTTTGCTGAAAGTTACTGGGTGGACAAGGCGGGAAAAAGGCATGTCCCTCCGGTTTCTAGTTTTGGCGATATGCACATTTGGTGCCATAACAAACAAAAGGGAGGCGGGATTGAGTGCTACGCGATTTCATTCACAAGGTGCTCAGTGTTTGAACGGGACACGGATGAGCGCATTGAGCGCAGGAGAGCATTTTTCTCTCAATTCGATAGATACCGCGTCCACGCAGAGTTAATCGCTCAGAGACGCTAGACAGCTGTTTAAACAACATTTAACCAATGGAGAAACAACATGGATTTATCCACAATCGAGAATGCTTTGATCGTGCTGGCTCTAATCAACATCGCCATTTTATGTGTGGCAGCGTTTGTTTTTAATAAGAACTGTGATCTCAGAATTGAGCTCAAATATCTCTGGATGGCGATTGCTGATCTTGAAGCCGAAAACGAAAAACGGAAGCAGGAGGCAGCATGAGCAAAGCACAGAGAAGCAAAGGCGCTGCTGGTGAACGTGAGATCTGCGACATGATTTTTGAAAACCTCGGAATTGAGGTGCATAGGAATCTACAACAGACGCGCGATGGCGGTGCAGACATCAAACTCAAACCCTTCTCCATCGAAGTAAAAAGACGTGCAGCGATAGGAAACATCTACGACTGGATGAGCCAGGCCACTGCCGGATGTGACACGGCAGAGCGCCCCATTGTTGTTTGCCGTGCAGATCGTAAAGAATGGCTGGCCATCCTACCCATAGAAGAATTATTCAGGCTGATACGTGAGGAGGTTAAATGATCGATGAATCTTTTCTTGAACGGCTAACTAACTGGCGCAGAGTGTACGGTGATCGGAGGATTCTGAGGCACTCATCGACATTCGTCATCTGCCAGTACCTGAGAGCCTATGCAGACAGATTGCCGGAAACAGATGAGGAACAGTACTGGCGAGAAGCGGAAGAACTGCGCAACAGAGAAGCGCTACATCCAGCTCCTGATTACAAAGATGCAGACTTCCTCCAGCTCGTATGGTCAAGAATGCCTGACAATATCGGCGGGATGATGGTCAAAAACAACATCAAAGTTTTTGTGTTTGGCACTGAATACGACTATCGAACACTGAGAAGAAAGGCAGGTATCAGAAGGGATTTTGAGCGCGCCTGGCAGGAAATCAACCTCAGAGCATTCCAGGAACGTGTCTATACAGAGCAACAGATACAGAAAGATTTACAACTAGAAAATCTTTGATATATAATCAGACTAACAATTTAGCCCTGTCCTTCGTGATAACCCTCGCCCTCTGGCGACTTTTGGCGTGCTCAAAAGGAAGGAAAGAATACCGAGCCATAACAAGCTCGGTTTTTTGTTGCTCGATTCATTTGAGTAGTACCGCCAGCTGGGAGCGACATCCCCAGCACCAATACCTATGCCACTTCATCTCTGCAACTATCCAGGCTGTAAAGAATTAGTCAGCCAAGGCGAGCGCTACTGTTCTAAACACAAAACAGAAGCAAATCGCTACAAGGATAGAAACAGAGTATCCAGTGCCAAAAGAGGCTACGGTGTTGCTTGGCGCCGTGCTCGATTGGCATTCCTTGCTGATCATCCGCTGTGTGCAGAGTGTGAGAGACAGGGACGCATTACTCCGGCCACTGTCGTGGACCACATCATTCCGCACAAGGGAAACAAATCCTTGTTCTGGGATGAATCGAACTGGCAAGCTCTTTGTGAAACGTGTCACAACACAAAGACTGCGAGAGAGGATGGCGGTTTCGGTAACAAAAGAGGTAGGGGCGGGTAAGATCTCGCGCTCTAAGGCTTCTAGACCGCGCCCCCACTCGATTTTTTGCACGTGCAAAATGCAAAAACGAAATTTTGTGTGAGACATCGTGCAAAAACGAAATTTTCAATGAAAAGTTCGCGCGCGTGCGCGCGAGTTTCGGAGGGTTTTATGGCAGGACGGCCACGCAAATCAGACGCGGAAAAGGCTGCTAAAGGGACACTCCAAAAGTGCAGACAAAATTCGCATGAGTGGACCGTCAACGAGAAACTGAACCCGCTACCGCCACCAGGCCTCACGGCTGATGCACGGGATGCGTGGATGATGGCTGTGGAAGTTGCACCGGAAGGATTTCTCACTGCACTCGATCATGGAGTTTTGGAAAAGTGGTGCCGGAACTATGCGCTGTATAGAAAACTTTCCAAGGCTGTTGAGGCTGGCGACATTGAGCAGACTTCTGCAAACTCAGGGATTCGCTCACTGTCTCCAACATTTTCAGCACTGATCAATGTTCAAAAGCTGATGCTCGCCTGTGAACGTGAATTAGGTTTCACGCCTATTTCAAGATCCAAGGTGCGAGCACAGCCGAATGAAACCGAATCGGAGAATCCGTTCTTAGATGACTAAACGAGACTATGTACAGATTGCTCATCAGTATTGCCTGGATGTCATCTATGACAGGATTCTGACCTGCGAGTGGGTCAAGAAAGCGGTTAAGAGACAGCTCGACGATTTAGAGAACCTCAGAGGTTTTCACTTCGATGAGACAGCAGCCAACAGGGTTTGCAAATTTATCGAGTGCCTTACGCACGTTAAGGGCAACCTCGCAGGACAAAGATTCCGCCTTGAGCCCTGGCAAATATTCATTCTTACGACCGTTTTTGGTTGGAAGACTGAGGATGGCCGGAGACGCTTCCGCCGTGTGTATGTTGAGGTTCCGAGGGGTAACGGCAAGTCGGCCATGTCAAGCGGTGTCGCACTTTATTGCCTGTGTGCTGACAAAGAACCAGGCGCAGAAGTGTACTCATTCGCCACAACTCGCGACCAAGCGAAAATCGTGTTTGGTGATGCGAAACGCATGGCCGAAATGAACAAGGATCTCCGATCTGCATTCGGATTAGAGGTTCTGGCTAATGCGCTCTATCTACCGAGCGCCGGAAGTACGTTCCAGCCGAAATCAGCAGAGGGCTCGACACTCGATGGTCTTAATACGCACCTGGCGGTGATTGATGAGCTTCATGCGCACAAAACTCGCGCTGTGTATGACGTTGTAGAAACCTCCCTCGGTAAACGTCTGAATTCGCTTATGTGGGTGATAACAACGGCGGGCTTTGACAAAACAGGGATCTGCTATGAAGTCAGAAGCATGGTCACTAAGGTGCTCAGTGGTGCCGTCCAAGATGAGACACAGTTTGGGATCATCTACTCCATTGATAAAGATGACGATTGGACAACCGAGGAGGCGCTAGAGAAAGCAAATCCAAACTGGAATATTTCAGTACGTCCCGAAGTAGTTGGATCGCTACAGCGCAAAGCCATGGCGATGAGCAGTGCTGCAAATAATTTCCTCACGAAACACCTCAATGTTTGGGTGAATGCCGATAGCGCCTGGATGGACATGAGGCGGTGGGACGAATGCGCAGACCACAGTTTGAGCCTCGATGAGTTTGAGGGCCAGCCATGTTTTATTGGCCTCGACCTTGCATCCAAGATCGACATCTGCGCGAAAGTGTTGGTATTTCCGCGCCAGGAGGATGACGGCAAAACACATTACTACGTGTTTCCATCCTTCTGGTTACCAAGACGGGCCGTTGAGAATGCAAAAAATTCGCAGTATTCAGGCTGGGAGCGCTCTGAGCTTTTGAATGTTTCTGAAGGTGAAGTCACCGATTTTCGCGCTGTCAAAGAATCAATCCTTGAGGATTGCTCACGGTTTGATGTTCAGGAGGTCGATTTTGACCCGTGGCAGGCTGCGCAACTCTCGAAAGAGCTTGAGGATGAAGGTGTCGTAATGGTTGAAGTCCGTCAAACGGTGCTCAATATGTCAGACCCGATGAAATCGCTACAAGCTGCCGTTTACGACAGAACGCTTCATCACGATGGAGGCCCTGTGCTCACCTGGATGATGAGCAACGTCATTGCTCACACGGACGCGAAAGATAACATCTACCCGCGCAAAGAGTTCCCAGAAAACAAAATTGATGGCGTTGTTGCTTTGATCATGGCTATCAATCGAGCTCAGTCAGGCAAGAGAGAGGCGACCGACACAAATCTATTTTTGAGTTTGTAACATGAAGATCAAGAGCTTTTTTGGACAATTTTTCTCAGGTCTCTGGGGAGGAGGTTTGTCAGATTATTCTGGCCTCCAAGAAAGCACTCCCTCAGTTACGCTGAACAAGGAAGAACCGTACATTCCGCCTGAGGCAGGAATGCAGCTTTCTGCGGTTTGGAGCTGTATCAACCTACTTTCCGAGACTATGGCAACACTGCCATTAGTCATCTACGAGGTAAAAAGAAACGGGGACAAAATTCCCGCCCGTGACACTCGCCTTTGGCAGGTGCTGCACAATCCAAACCAAATCATGACAGCCCATGATTTTTGGCTGTGCATGAGCATGAACAGATTCTTGACCGGTAACGCCTACGCGCTGATACATCGTGACGGAACCGGTGCACTGATGGGCCTCACTCCCCTAGCCTCTGGACAGATGGAAGTCGCAGTCTTGGATGGACAGGTCATCTATCAGTACAACAAGGATGGAAAGTACACCTACTTCACCAATGACCAAATTCTTCATTGGAAAGGGATGGGGAACGGCGTTGTTGGTCTCAGTACGTTTGACTACATGAGAGCAACAACAAACGAAATGAAGAACGCCCAGAAGAACGCCTCTGCCCTTTACGGCAACGGTAACCAGTTGACCGGTATTGTCACGGTTGACAGAGTTATTAAGGGACAGCAGTTGGTTGAACTGCGTGACCGATTCAGGGAGCTGGGAGCTTTCAACGGCGATTCTTGGATCAATTTCCTGCCAGCGGACATGAAGTATCAACAAGTTGCCATGTCTGCTGCTGATGCTCAGCTGCTCGAAACTAGACAGTTTGGAGTGGAGGAAATTGGACGCTGGTTTGGTGTCCCTGCTGCTTTGATCAACAGCTCATCCGGCACATCAGGAGCCAGCATTGAGCAGATTGTTGAATCGTTCTATCGAAGCACGATCCATCCGCTCTGCTGTTCTGTTGAACAGGCAATCATGCAGAGAGTTTTCACAGCAGCAGAACGAGCGAAATACGTGGCGGAATTCAAGATGTCTGCCCTGCTCAGAGCCTCAGTTTCGAGCAGATACGATTCTTACTCCAAGGCACTTCAAAACGGCTTTATGACGCGCAACGAGGTGCGCAAACTCGAAAACCTGCCACCGGTCGAGGGTGCGGATCAGCTCACGGCTCAGAGCAATTTGTGGCCTGTGAACCAGCTCGGTGAGCAACAGGCATCACAAAGTCAGTCGGTGCCGGAAGATCCAATTAAGCAATAAATCGGAGAACAAAATGGAAGTTTCAAAACAGCTGGATTTATCAGATGTTGAATTGAAATTTGATGATCAGAGCGAAGCTGGCACATTCTCCGGCTACGCGACAAAATTCAATTCGACTGACCTAGTGGGAGATACGATTCTCCCAGGTGCATTCACAAAAGCTCTAGAAAACATCGGCACTTTGCCGATTTTTTTTAATCACAACAGCTATGACGTTCCCATTGGGAAATATACGAAAGTTGAGCAGAATGCCCGTGGCCTGAAAGTTGAGGGTCAGCTCATTCTCGACATCCCGAAAGCTCAGGATGTCTATTCAGCAATGAAGGCTGGCGTCGTTTCTGGTCTATCGATTGGATTCTCTATCAATGATGATGGTTATGAGGAAAAAGAAGATCGCTCTGGCTTCATCATCAAAGAGATTGCAAAACTTCGTGAGATTTCAATCTGCACATATCCGTGCGAGCCGAAAGCACAAATTACAGCTGTGAAATCTGAAGATGTCGAACAGCTGAAAACAGTACGAGATTTTGAAAGATTCTTGAGGGATTCAGGATTCTCAAAAAGTGCGGCACTGGCGATTGTTTCCAGGGCCAAACAGGTTTTTGCTGATGATCTGAGAGATTCAGAAAAACAGGAAAAACAACATGAATTAGATGCCTTAGAGCGTCTCAACTCCTATCTATAAGAGGAAATCATGGATAAATATGAAGAAGTAATTGAATCCGTCAAGGCCAAAGTCGATGGATTCAAGGCAAACACTGAAAAACACGACACTGAAATCAACGAGCTTAAAGAAAAACAGGCTCAGATTGATAAACAAGTTCTTGAACTTCAGCAGAAGAGCATCAAAGTTGATGCTCCGAAAGAACAGTCAACTGTCGGTGATTCTTTCGTCAAGTCTGATTCGTATCAGGCTTTTGCAAAAGGACAGGCTCGTTCTGCTGCATTCGTGTTCAAGGATAAAGCAGCACAGGATCCGATCGCGATTGGCACACTGGCTCCTAAGGATCGCAGACCTGGCGTGCTCGCAGAACCTGATCAGAGCCTTGTCATTGAAAGCTTGATACCGCACCTGCCCACTTCTGTGACTACGGTTGAATACCTCAAGGAAGGCACGTTCACGAACAATGCAGCATTCGTTGCAGAAGCTGCACAGAAACCGCAATCGACTGATACGTTTGAGCTGATGCAGTCTAACGTTCAGACTATCGCCCACTTCTCGAAAGTGACCCGTCAGTTGATTGATGACAGCGCCACGCTTGCAGCATTCATCAATTCCAGAATGGTTTACGGTGTCAACCTCGTTGTTGAACAGCAGATTATCAATGGCAACGGCACATCTCCGAATCTCAGCGGTTTGATGAATACTGGCAACTACACTGCACAGGCTTTCACCTACGAGGATTTAGGCGGTGATTCCGGCACTCTGCTTGATCTGTTGCGCTTGTCTATCGCTAAAGTGAACGCTGCCAACTACAGAGCAAACGCCATTCTGTTGAACCCGATGGATTGGGCAAAACTGCAAGGACTTAAAGGCTCCAACAACCAGTATCTGTATGGCGTCCCGTCAATCAGCTTCGAGAACATGACCGCATGGGGTGTTCCAGTGGTGACCTCTGCATCTATGACTGAAGGCAAATACCTTGTTGGTGACTTCTCTCAGGCTGCCACCATCTATGACCGTATGTCCACAGTGATCGACATCGCTTCCCAGAACGAAAATGACTTCATCAAGAATCTGTTCACGATTCGTGCTGAACGCCGTCTCGCCCTGGTTGTCGAGCATCCGAAAGCATTGGTTGGTGGTTCTTTGGTTATGCCTACAAAACTTGGCGCCTAATCTGAATTGTCATGGTTTGGGAGCGGGAAACCGCTCCCATTTTTCTTATGAAAGTAAAAATCACAAAATCTGTTTTGACAGTAGTCGGACGTTTTGAAGCTGGCTCCATCGTCGTGTTATCTGATGGCACAGCTGAGATGTTGATTCGTGAAGGTTTTGCAGAGGTTCCGAAACCTGGAAAGAAGAAAAATGAACCGAAAGAGGAGCTGAATCATGACGAAAATCGCGGTGACGCTCGAGGAGCTGAAACAGCACCTAAGAGTTGAGCATGATGCTGATGATGCACTGATTCAATCCTATGGCTTGGCTGCGACAGAGTTTGCAGAACAAGTCTGTGATCGTGAGATCGTCAAAGATACCGATCCGCGTGCAGTCTGCACGAGCATTGATGATGTCCCAGACAGCATTAAGACATGGATCAAGTTGTATGTGACCGATCTCTACGAGCGCAGGAGCATCACTGAGGGCCAAGATTCAAAGATTCGTCATTACGACCACCTGCTAGACCGATTCATTATTTATGACCGAGTTTTGGAGCACCTATGAACCTGCCAAACGTTGGAGACTTGAGGCACAGAGTTACCTTTGAGCTGAGAAAGTCTGTGCCTAATGATCAGGCGGGATTCTCGAATGTCACAACATCATCATTCACAGTTTGGGGAGACATTCAACCTGTCGGAGCTCAGATTTTCTGGAACACATCGCAGATTGATGAAACAGTCACGCACCGTGTTTTCACTCGTTGCATTGAAGGAAAAACTCGACCGCAGGACTTAACCAGGCTGATTCGCATTGTCTGCAACGGCTTGAAGTATCGCGTGCGCCGTGTTTCTGACATTGCCGGAAAAGATAGATTCACGGTGATAGACGTTCAGCAGGAAGGAGTGGTCCAGTCATGAGCGCCGAATTTTTAGAAGTCAGGACGCCCGATGGCTTCACGTTCTGGGATTTTGATAAGAAAGTCATCCGCTCTGCATTACGTGAAGTCGGTAAGGACGTAAGGAAAGCAGCGCGCCAGCGTATAAGCAAACGTGCAGTTTCACGTCCTGGCGAACCGCCTGGTAAACAGTCAGGTGAAATGCAGAAGTCAATCAAGGCCACAGTATCCCGCAGTGGTCACTCTGTGTGGGTGCGCCCAACTCTCACCAAAAGGATGAGAGAGTTTTATCCGGCATTCGTGGTCTATGGACATCGAGGACCTCGCACTGATTCAGCAAACCAGCAATCAAAGAAACGCAAAGGAAACAAAGTTGCTCAACCTCGCGAGAACTTCATCGAGGTGGTTGCAGAGGAATACCGGAAGCGTTTTGAGGATCGCATGGAGGATGCTTTTGTTGAGGGAATCAAATCATGATGATCAGAATTTCAGACTACATCCAAGCGATCAGAGAGCGCTGTCCTAGTTTCAAAGGACGGGTTGCAGGCGCAAGCGCCTGGGCAGTAGATTCTCTCGTTCGAGTTGAGGCGCCTGATCTTCCGGCTGCTTATGTTGTTCTTGAGAATGAACAAGGCGGACAGTATTCGTTAAACGGTGAATATCTACAGAATGTTGATGTCTCGCTGGCCGTGATCGTCCTCGTTGCTAACCAGAACAATGAAGAACTTCGAGGCCAGGGAGACTTAGAGCAGATCGACAAAATTCGCGGGGAGCTTTTCCACGCGATTTTGTTTTGGAGCCCTGATCCTAAGCACCTCGAAAAACTCGCCTACGACGGTGCAGAGGTCATCTATCTCGACCCTGAGCGCATGGCTTACAGATTCGATTTCAAAACAATGTACCGCCTGGACTACAGCGACACCTACCAAAAAACACTCTACGAAAGTTATCCGCCATTCAAAGAGAACGATATTGATCTTGAGAAGGACGGAATTTCCGAAAAGGTAAAGATTTTGTTAAATCAATAGGAGTAACAGATGCCTGTCTCTTTTAACACAATTCCATCAGGAAACGGCTTGATGGTCCCTCTGTTTTATGCAGAGGTTGATAACTCTGCTGCATTTACGCCTGGAAACAGCAATGTGGCTCTGTTATTCGGTCAAATGCTTGATTCCGGTACTGCAACAGCGGGCAAACCGGTTGCAGTTTCTTCCGCTGCTATGGCTAAGACGCTGTTTGGCCGTGGTTCCATGCTCGCTCGAATGGTCGAGGCATACCGCAACACTGATGTGCTCGGTGCGCTGTACTGCATCCCGCTGGAAGACGCGAGCACTGCAACAAAAGCATCCGCCACCGTGACAATAACCGGCACTGCTTCTGAATCAGGTACGGTATATCTGTACATCGGTGCTGATCTTGTTCGCGTGGGTGTAGCAGCCAAAGACGCTGCAAATACTGTTGCCACCTCGATGGCTTCTGCTATTACAGCAAAAGGTGACCTGCCTGTTACTGCAATGGCAGAAGCAGGTGTGGTCACAATTACTGCACGAAATGGCGGAACGCTCGGAAACAACATCCTTGTTCGTAAGAATGTCAAAGGAGCGATTGGCGGTGAGATGGACGTGCCTGGCCTGGGTGTCGAGATTACTGCAATGAGCGGTGGTGCCACTGATCCTGACCTGACAGACGCTCTCAAGGCGATGGGCAGTGACGCTTATGAATACATCGGCAATCCTTATTGCAGTGCTGATGTGCTCGATGACTTCCAGGACCTGATGAACGATACTTCCGGCAGATGGTCTCCTTACCAAATGCTCTATGGTCATGTGATCACTGCCAAGCGCGGTGACTACAACACTCTGCTGACTTTCGGCAAAACTCGCAACGATCAGCACATGACGACTTTTGCCCTTGAGCCGAACTTCGGCTCCTGGGATGTTGAAGCAATCGCAAGCGCTGTTGCCCGCACTAAGGTGTTCATTGATGCAGATCCGGCACGTCCTACTCAGACAGGTTCTTTGATCGGTATCACCGGAGCGCCTACAGGCGAAATGTTCCAGCTGACCGAGCGCAATACTTTATTGCAGAACGGCTTGGCAACTCTCACGGCTGTGGCAGGTGTTGTTCAGATTGAGCGTGAGGTCACTAATTACCGTGTCAACAAATACGGTGAGCAGGATCTGAGCTATGTCGATTGTGAAACTCTGTTTACAACTGCCTATGTTCTGCGCTATCTCAAGGGCCTGATCACATCGAAGTACGGACGCCACAAACTCGCCAATGACGGCACCAATTTTGGTCCTGGTCAGGCGATTGTTACGCCGAAAATCATCAGATCTGAGCTGACAGTTGCTTATGCCAAGTTGGAATATCAGGGCATTGTTGAAAATGCCACGATTTTCGAGCGCTACCTTGTTGTTGAACGTGATACAGACAATGTGAACAGAATCAATGTGCTGTTCCCGCCTGATTACGTCAATCAGCTCAGAATCTTTGCACTTCTCAATCAGTTCAGACTTCAATATCAGGAGGCGTAAAAAATGGCTGAGTTAATTGCTGGCACCTGCTATGTCAAGATTGATGGGCAGGTTTTACTTCTAAAAGGCTCCATGACCGCGACTGCCTCTAATGTCTCACGTGAGGCCATCATCGCGAATGGTCGTGTCAGTGGTCACAAAGAAATTCCAGTTGTTCCTACCATCAGCGGTCAATTCGTTGTTGACAAGAATTTCCCTGTTCAGAAGTTGCAGACAGGAGTTGACATGACAGTTGTCGCAGAATTTGCGAACGGCTGGACTTACACATTGGGCGGTGCTTTCGTAACCGATTCAATTGAAGTCAGTGGTGACGATAGCGATACGACGATCAATTTTGCAGGAGAAACCGGTAAATGGAGCATTTAATCAAACTGAATGAGCCGGTGAAATTCGGTGACACTGAACTGACCGAGCTCCATCTGAAAAGCCCGAAGGGGAAGCTGATTAAACAAATCGGACTCCCCTTTTCTTTTAATCAGGACGGCTCATTTGAGATGCTGACTGATCGCTGTGCGAAGTACATATCTGAGTGCGCCAGCATCCCGATGAGCACGGTGGATGAACTTGGCGCAGAGGATTATCTGCAAATTTGCGCTGAGATCACGGGTTTTTTCGGACAGAGAACGGCCTCTTAAACATCTCCATTCAAGAATTAACAGATTGGTTTTTTGATATTGGCTGGGTTTGGCGTATGCCTCCCAGCCAAATTCTTGAGATGACGCTAGAGGATGCGTTCCTATTTGATCAACAGTACAGACGCTTGAGAAAGCGGGAAGAGGCACAGAATGGCAAAAGACCTTAGGCTCACAGCGATATTTGCTGTTAGGGATCAGCTCAGTCCCGTAATCAAAAAGCTATCTGACAAATGGGGAAGTTTTAGAAAACTTCTCGAATCTGACAACTTTAAAAAACTAAATAAACAGTTTTTGTTCTTTCGGCGCTCTCTGACTAATGTCACTAATCAGGTCACGAGCGCTGCAAAGAAACTCGCATTACCTCTGACCGCTGCTGCATCCGCTGTCGGATTCTCATTGTCGCAGATGATGAGTAAATTCCTAGACACTGGGGACGCAATCGACAAAGCCAGCATGAGATTAGGCATCGGAGTCGATAAGCTCCAATCCCTGCAATATGCAGCCAAAATGTCCGGTTCTTCCGCTGAGGATATGAACCAGGCGCTAGGCAAACTCAATGAAAACATTGCCAAAGCAGCCGCGGGGAAAAATAAAGAGCTTGCATCATTGTTCGACAAGCTCGGAATTTCACTCCGTGATGCGAAAGGCAATTTGAGAACTGCTGCCGATGTCCTGCCTGAATTCGCTGACGCTATCCAGCGGAACACGAAATCAACAGTGCGAGCTCGCATGGCGATTGCTGCTTTTGGGGACGCTGGCCAGAAGTTGATCCCAATGTTGCAGGACGGATCTAAAGGCCTGGCTGACATGGAAAAACGGGCCCATGATCTTGGCCTCACCATGTCTCAAGACGATGTCAAAGCAGCCGCTTCACTTGGTGACAAATTCACTGATCTTGGCTCTGTTTTTGATTCTTTCGGTAACACCATCAGTGCAAAACTTGCACCTGTACTCGGACCCTTGATTGATGATCTAACCGAGTTCCTCGCAAAAAACAAAGATGCGTTTGCTGGCCGTCTGTCCGAAGCTGTTTCAAAGCTGGCAGACAGCTTGAAGAAAGTCGATTTTGAGAAGTTAGCCAATGACGCAATGGACTGTTTCCATGCGATTGGTGATCTGTATGACAAGATCGGCGGATTCGATACGATTCTCAAAGCACTCGCTGCTTTGATGGCGGGCAAGGTGATCATTGCAATCGGATCTTTTGTTGGATCATTGATCACGCTCGGACAATCGTTATGGGGATTGATCCCGATCATCCGCTCTGTCGGTATGGCATTCATTGCCAATCCGATTGGCGCGGTGATTACAGGTATCGCCCTGGGCGCTGCCTGGATCATTACAAACTGGGATAAAGTCGGCCCATTTTTCACTCAGTTGTGGAACAGCATCACGGGAATTTTCACCAGCGCGGTCAGCAACATTGAAAAAGTAATTTCCGGTTGGATTGATGGAATCAAAACGCTGTGGAGCGGTTTGTTCAATGGCGATATGTCCAAGATCGTCGATGGCTTCTTCAAGATGTTTGATGCGTCATTCAATTTGGTTCCTGACAGCTTCAAGAAAATCGGCCCTGATCTTTTGGCTGGTGCTCAAAAAATTCTAGGAGACATCGGCAAAAAGTTCCATGACTTTTTTGGCAAATTCGATCTGTCGGATATGTTGCCAGAATCGTTCAAAGAAGCCATTGGCTGGCTGAAAGGTAAGCTCGGTTTTGGCTCTGGCGACAAGAAATCCACTCCAACTCCTGCACCTGCTCCCGCTGGCGGAGTGTATAGCACGGCTCCTGTGGCAGGAACACAGAAAGTTCAAGGAACAATGAACATTGAAGTTACAGCCAAGAATGGAGCAAGCGCGGAAATCAAACAAACAACCGGCACGAACGGCCTTCAGGTCTTTGGTGATGTTGGATTAGCTGACAGGATGGATCACTAAATGCCCTATTTTTTTGAAAGATTAAGAGCAGCCTCCTTTAAGGGGATCGGCTTCAACGTCCTGTCTGTGTCTAAATCGTTTTTGCGCAGACAGGTGCTGCACGAGTATCCACAGCGCGATGTTCCCTACTTAGAAGATTTAGGAAAGGGAGCAACACGCTACAGCATGACCGCCTTTCTGTGCGGGAATGATTGTGTTGAGAAAGCGAAGCTCCTTGAGAAAGTGTTGCTCACTCCTGGGCCGGAAACCTCACGGTGAGTGTGTTTGATGCGTCCAGCATCGACTACACCTCCGAGGAGCTCGGATATGTCTCAATATCGGTGACATTCGTTGAAGCGGGGAATCTTGAGTTTCCCGCTTTTTCTTTGGACGCCATATCTGAAATCCGTGGCCTGGCTGACAAATTAGGGCTGTCTGCCGTTGAGGATTTTGCGAGCAAATTCAAAACCACAGCGCTCTATCAGTTTGTGCAGGGAGTTGTGGACGGGTCGATGGTCAACCAGCTCACTGAGCTTGCAAACTCCGAGTTTTCAAAAACATTCGGAATTGCTTCTGACCTGATCGAATTGGCTCAAACAGGCTCCTATCTGCTGACATCGGCGCCCGCAGACTTCGCGACTTCTCTCAAGGGCATTCTGGGATTGTCTCAGTATGCTGGCTCAAAACACAGATGGACCGGTGTTGTCGATCAGCTCGCCAATACAACGAAATCCGACACGTTCAATCAGTTCACGACAGCGCGAGCAAATGAGGATGCAGTAACGAGTTCTATTGAATCGCTACAGCTCAATGACACGAGCGCAGTTGAGACACTGACAAGGCGCCTGATTCTCTCACAAGCGCTCGGTGCTGCTTCGCTCATCGGTTCTCGTGTTGACATCACGGGCAGTGATGACGCGGATCAGGACAGTGCAGACATTCAGGCAGCAGAGAACGAAACTTCTGCGACTACTGAGAACAATGTCACTGTTTCTGTTGATGAGTTGGTTGCCACTCGTGACAACCTTTTGAGCGTCATCGACAACGAGCTCAGGAACCCACTGACCACGGATGAGATTTTCGTCCAGTTGGTGGAGGCTCGATCCGCAGTGTTCATCAGCCTGACCCAGAAAGCAGAAGGTCTGAGCAGACTGATTGAGGCCGTCATTCCCCAGAATGAATCCTCAGTTGTCATCGCTTACGACTATTACAACGATGCGAACAGAGAGAAAGAGATCGTTATCAGAAACAAGGTGCCTCATTCTGCTTTTTGTCCTAATGATCTGAAATTGTTGAGCAAATGAAAACTACTACTGACAAAAACAAAATCACTCTGCGTGTCGATGGTCAAATCTACGAGGGCTGGAAATCCGCCAGGGTGGAAACGAGCATCGACCAAATTTGCAGAGCTTTTGTTTTGTCGGTGACTGACAATTTTCCTGGGAATAAGACATTCACACGGCTTAAACCTGGCCAGCTCGTTGAGCTTTATGTCGGAGATGAGAAAGTCTGCACGGGCTACATCACCAGCACGCCGATCAGCTATGACGCCCAGAGCGTTAATGTTCAGGTGCAAGGCAAATCCAGGACGGTTGATCTTGTCGATTGCTGCTCTCCCTGGTCTGCCATTGCTCAACAGAGTTCCGGTGGAGGCCAGGCGCAGCAGACGGATGAATGGGCGGATGTAAAAGGCAAATCGCCATCAACGCCTAAGGCCAAACCGGTCAAGCCGTCCAAACGCGCAAATCTCTCCTGGCACAACCAGACGGTTGAAAAAATCATCGCAGACTTATGCGAGCCGTTTGGGATCTCGGTGCACTGTGAAACAACACTCGCCTCAAAACACACGAATTTCACCGTGAATCCAGGTGAAAAAGTTGTTGAATCAATCAACCGATTACTTACCAAAGACAACCTCGTTGTGACGGATGATGAGTTTGGGAACCTGGTCATTGTTGAAGTTGGAAGCGCTGGCAAGTGCTTTGACCGGTTGAAAGTCGGACAGAATGTCCTTACCGGTTCTTCTAACTGGGACGCATCGAAGATTTTCAGCGTGTATGCAGTCCTGGGCCAGCACAAAGGGTCTGACCTGGAATTTGGGAAGCAGGTTTCTCAGGATAAAGGGATCGCCTACGACAATAGGATCGGACGTTACCGCCTACTTGTCATCAAAGACACGGGCCAAAGCTCAAACAGTCTGAACGAAAGCCGTGCACAGTTTGAAAAGGACTTCCGCCATGCTGACATGATGCGCAGTCAACACAATGTGCAGGGATGGAGGCAGACGAATGGCGCGCTCTGGCGTCCAAATTCCCTAGTTGAGTTGGAGGATCCGATCCTACAGATAAGCGGGCAATTCCTCATCAACAAAATAGTTCTCAATCTAAATCAATCCGGTTCGATTACTGAAATCGAAACGATCAGCCAGGACGCCTATCAACGGGATGGGTACAAAAAACCTAAAGGAGCATCAGGCGCAGCAACCGCTAAGACGGATGAATGGGCCGATGTCAAAGGGAAATGAGAAACGTTTTTGCTCAGATTCAGGACATGATCGCCCGTGGTTTCGTGCGTCTGTCCTATGCCACCAAAAAGATGCGCGAATTGCAGTGTGAGTTTCTGGCTGGCGAGGTCAGAGATCAGCTCGAACACGTGGAGCCCTATGGTTTTACTTCTGAACCGCTGGCAGACGGGAAGCCGGAAGCATTCGCCCTATTTTTCGATGGCAATCGCTCTAACGGCATTGTGTTCTGTGTCGCAGATAGACGCTACCGCATCACAAATATGAAATCTGGTGAAGTAGCGATCTACGACGACCAGGGCCAGCAGGTCTATTTCATGCGTGATCAGTTGCTCATCAAAACGCCCAAAAAGATGGTTGCAGAGGTGGGCGGAACTACCACGCTGAATAGCTCAGGAGCAGTTGACATCACAGCGCCTCAAACGAACATTCACGGACCGTTGACAGTCGATGGCTTGATCACAGGTAAGGGTGGAATGCAGATTTCTGGCGGTAGTGGCGCATCTGTGGATGGCTCCCTCACTACTACAGGCGATGTCACTGCTGGCAGTGTTTCGCTTGAACATCATAAACACAACGGTGGACCGGAACCGGATAAATAGGAGGTTCTATGGAGTGCCTAATCAACGGCCAAAAAGTTGACATCACGGAATATCAGCCTGACCCCTTGGTTCAGGCTGTTTTAATCAGTCTGTTCTCCTGGCGCCGATCCAACGATGATGACGGTGTTCAGATTCCTTACCGACAAGGATGGTGGGGAGACACATTTTCAACGATAAGCGGGGACCAAATCGGTTCCCGTCTTTGGTTATTACAGCGCGAAAAACTGACCCGCGAAACAGTCGCACTGGCGAAAGCATACGCGGAAGAAAGTCTGCAATGGATGATTGATGACGCCCTCGCCGTCCAGATCAACGTGGAAGCCTGGCGGGATGATGGCCGTCTGAATATGACCATCGACATCGTGCAGCCAGGAGACAAGCGCAGTGTTGAAGCGCGGTTCCAGGATCTTTGGAGTTTAGTAAATGCCATTCAATAGACCAACGCTTACAGAGATTATTGATCGTGTTCGCTCGGACGCTGAGAGCCGATATGGTCAACGCGTTCCTAGGCGCTCACTCATCAATGTGATGTCCCTTGTGTGTGCCTCTGCCGTCCATTCGCTGTATGGGTACATCGAGTTTGTCTCCAAACAGATATTTGCGACCTCAGCAGAGGGCAAATATTTAGAGCGTCGTGCATCGGAATACGGGATCTACAGAAAACAGGCTACGAACGCTCAGGGCACTGTGACATTCAGCGGTTCAGGTTCTGTTCCTGTGGGAACAACTCTCCAAACTGCTGATGAGATCATTTTTGAGACTACGACAGAGACAGATTCCAGACTAGTTGCCTCCATCAAGGCCGTGAATCCTGGCGCAAATGGAAACCTGCAATCCGGCACTGTTCTGACCCTCGTCTCTCCTATCGCAGGAATTGAATCAGAAGCAACTTCCGGTGAAGTCTCTGGCGGAACGGACATCGAGGGCGATGAAAGCCTCAGAGAACGCCTCCTGTTCAGAATGCAGAATCCTCCGAAAGCTGGCACAAAAACCGACTATGTGGCCTGGGCGAAAGAGGTCTCAGGAGTAACACGGGCTTGGTGCTATCCGTTGGAGCTTGGCCCTGGTCATGTCACTGTGAGGTTTATGACGGATGGACTGACCGACAACGGGATCCCTACTGCACTAATGGTCGAGCGCGTCAAGGCACACATTGAAACATTGATGCCTGTGACAACGATCCTGACCGTTGTCGCACCTGTAGCCAAAAACTTAGACATGACGCTGGACATCACGCCTGACAATTCCGAAATTCGGACGAAAGTCGCCAGCGCAGTGAAACAAATCATCCAGACCGAGGCAGAACCGGCAACAAAAGTCCTTCTCACTTCGCTAGATCGAGCAGTCGGAAGCGTTGAGGAAATCGTTTCTTATCGAATCGTTTCTCCGACAGATGATGTGCCAGCAGGAACCGGTGAAATCCTGGTGCCTGGTTCTATTACCTACGTATGAGGCGGTTATGTATTCAGTTGATGACTACGACAAGGCGTTATCACGCCTACTGCCCAGGGGACCGATATGGCAACGCACGCCAGGCAGTTTGCTTGACAGCATTCTTCATGCGATTGCAGCAGAGTTTGCACGTGTTGATGCTCAGGCGGATCACGTGATCGAAGAATCTGATCCTAGAACCTCATTCAATCTGTTAGAAAACTGGTTCACGGATTGGGGAATACCGTCACCCTGCTTGGCAGCTCTCGCTGATCCAACGCTAGAGGAAAAGCGACGAGAGCTAATCACAAAAATCACATCGAGCAGATCTTTAACGGCTAGTTTTTTTATGGACGTTGCAGAAAGCCTTGGCTATGAAGCAACGATTGAGACATTCTCAGCTTTCACAGTTAAAGACCGAGTGAACAAAGGTCTCTACAGCCTGGAATGGAATACCGCATACGCAATGTCGATCAAGGTCAAGGCAAATTCCGCTCAGAAACTTTTCAACGTTACTTGGACAGCTGATCAACCTCTCGCAGTGTGGGGTAATCGACTTTTTGAATGCCTGATGAGAGAGCTGGGTCCAGCTCATGTCACACCGATTTTTGAATACGAGGGAGCTTAAAAAATGAGCACGACTTATGCAATGAAATGGACCGCCAATGCTATCCAAACCGTTCCTAATCTTTCTGATTTAGTTTCTTCCGGTTATCCGACAAATGGCGACCCGTCCAAAGGTATCGCTCCGACCTTGCCAGGTGCAGCTTGGTTCCATTGGGTGTCTCAAACCCTAGGTTGCGCGATTCAGGGCAACGACCTCACGATTGATCAGACCAAAACGGATCAGCTCCTGAGTGCTATGAAAAACCTCGGAAAAACAGTTGTGCCAATCGGTACAGTCGTTTTTTATTTGGGCACAACTATTCCAGACGGTTACCTGCTGTGTAACGGTGCAAGCCTTCTCAGGACTGAGTATCCAGAACTTTTCGCAGTCCTTGGGACAAAATGTGGCAGTGTTGATTCAGCACATTTCACACTTCCGGACACACATCATCGTTTCCTAGAAGGAACCACAACGCTTTCGGAAGTCGGCAGCTATATTGCTGCTGGGTTACCGAATATCGAAGGCTATTTGAATTCTGCAAACCTAGGCAATATAGATGCTGGATACGTCCTCAGTTGGAACGGTGCGTTACGGCCCAATAGGGTAAGAAACGGAAGAATTGTTGCAACTCAAGAAAACAACAATTACGTTATAACAGATGACGCTAATTTTGATGCCTCAAAATCAAACGCTTTGTTTGGTAGTTCTGATACAAACCAGCCAAAATCGCTTAGAGGGTACCTGTTGATTCGATATCAATAACGGATAAGGCAATAAACCTGTAAGGCGGCGGGCTGGTTCGTCGTCGAAGCCCCGTAGAGAGCTGAGTTTCGCGATGCATCGAAAGTCCAAGAGAGTGACCCGCTTGTATGACTTTCGTACATATCACGGTCATATTTTCTAGGCCCTGTCCTAGAAATAAACATTGCTCCAGTAAGGTCATGAAAGCCGTACTGTGATATGTCAAATTGATCGTCAAACCCTCGGCCACTGCTCAAGATATTCGGTA